GATGATCGTGTCAGCCGTCTTGAGTCACGTTCTGAGTGGATTGTTAGGACTGTAGGGGCTTTAGTTATCGGTCTGGTAGTTGGAGCCTCATCCATCTTTAGATAACGGTCTAGGGCCTTACAATGGCCTTATGGACGTAGCCCCAGAACCAACCCCAGTAGCCAACATGTTGCACCATGTTCGGGAGCAAATCTTTCCCGAGGGTGCTTTGTGCACAGCTTGGGTTCTGTCAACCGAGTGGATGTCTGCAGACGGCGAATGGTACACGTTCACGATTACTGATGATTCTGCACCTGTCTGGCACCATGTAGGACTGTTGGCTAAGTCCGCTCAGGAACTGGATGCCGAAATGGCTGACGACACACCTGACCTCGATTAACTTGACAGGTTGCTAAATAGGCGTATCGTTATCTATGTGCCCAACCCCGGGCATTATGAAAGGTTAAATCATGAATCCCACTCAAGAACTTTTTACGACTTTTACAACTGAAAAGCTCGTAACATTGCTCGACAATAAATTACTAAATTCAGACCAAGAAGTTGCAGCTCGTCGAGTTCTAAAGGATCGCCTTGAGGGCCTTGATGAATTCATCAAGTCAGAGGCACTTCACGAAAAGATTGTGAGTGCCTAATGATTAAAGCAATTAACGCCACAGGCTGGGCCATCGCCCTATTCGGCATATTGGTAGGCGAAACCATCCACCCAGCACTACTTGTAGCCCTTGCAGCTGCATCAGGCTTCTGCTTCTGGCTATCCCATGCCCTCTACAAAGAGGTCTTACAGCACCGCTACTCGGTGCAAGATGCACCTATCGCTTCACAACTCTCACGTGATCTAAGGATTGAGATTTAACCATGGCACAGCAGACAGGCCTAGTATGGCTAAAGAACCGTATGGACGAACTGGGTTACAAGAACCTAGACACCGTTGCTGCAGAGATTGGCACCCACCGGGGCAACCTGTGGCGATACTTCAACCATGACAACATCCCAAACATGGGACTGCTACCAGCCATGTGTGACGTACTAGCCAGCAACCCAACCGAACTACTACGTGCCCTCAAGATTTTAGGTCCACGCCAAACAGTATGACCGTCTGGAGCCAACAGCGCCACGATGAAAGTATTTGGGCACAGGACCTCTTTGTAGACATCCTGAACTACAAAACTGAACGTAACGCCAAGGTAAACGACAACATCTACGGCATCGATGTCGTAACCGATGAATACGACTTCGAGGTAGAGATAAAGCACAACTGGGTAGGTAGGGAGTTCATTTATGACACCATGCACTATGCAGCACGTAAACGAAAGTTCATCACTCCACGATCATTCTTTGTGACATTCAACTCTGATGCCACAAGGTATTTCATCACCCACTCAAGTGCATTGAAAGACCAAAACATCATCATGAAAGACACCAAGTACAGCACACTAGAGCCGTTTATTGTGGTTCCTGTCAGACTCGGCCACTTTAATGATGTTCCTAACGAAATCAGAAAGGCTTATCCATGAGCTTTAACATGAACGACTACATTGACGTAAAGACCCGTATTGCATTGTTCTATGCAAAGTATCCAGAGGGCTCACTCCAATTCCATTTCAAGGGCAGCCTCGAGCATGACCCAGAAATGATTTGGGGCATCGCCTACGCCTACCGCTCGCCAGACGACATACTTCCAGCCATTGGACATGCTCAGGAACTAGCCAAGGGCAAGACCAATTTCACCCGTGGATCCGAATTGCAAAACTTGGAAACGTCAGCAATCGGGAGGTGCATTGGCATGCTCAACATTGGAATCGATAAGTCACTGGCAACCTCGGACGAGATTGAGGCTGCACAGGAACGCCAACGCCCTAACCCGGTCTACAAGACAAGTGTCACATCGGCTCTTGCCAGCGAGAAGCAACTTGAAACGATCACTAAGTTGATGCCATCAGCCCAGTACGTTGCAGACTGGAAAGCCGAACGAAACATCACAGGCAAAATCAATAAGGCCGAAGCATCAGACCTGATTGCTGACCTGCTTAACCTGAAAGCACAGAACAAAGATGGCTAAGGTCGTACTCCTGGACACACCAGCTGCACACTACGAAGCAGGCTTCTGTAACGGACTCATGATGCTCGCCTCATGGCTACGAGACAACGAACGGCCAACAGCACAAACCAAACGAATACTTGAAACGATTACAGCCCTAGTAGGAGAACAAAATGAGACTTAACATGACAGTCGTCGGGAACCTCACCAAAGACCCAGAACTACGGTTCACAGCGTCAGGCAAAGCAGTAGCCAACCTAGTCATTGCTTGCAGTGAACGAAAGTTTGACAAAGAGACCAACACATGGAGTGACGGCAAAGCAGTGTTCATCACTGCCACCGTATGGGGCAAAATGGCTGAGAACGCTACAGAGACCCTACAAAAGGGCATGCAGGTCATTGCTACTGGTGTTCTACGCCAGCACGAGTTTGAGGATAAGCAAGGGGCACAACAACGCCGCTTTGAGCTTGAAGTGGACAACATTGGTGCAGGCCTATCCAACGCTGTAGCCAAGGTCGAAAAGATTAAACGAGACACCTCACCGGCATCAGTAGATCCATGGGGCCTAAACTTGCCCCAGTCAGACGAAGTACCTTTCTAAAATCACACGTTCTAAACTACCAATTTAACGTCAGGGCGTGACTCAAACCGCTGGCCTGCTAACCAACAGGCTTAACCGCCGTCTGAGGGCGTACCTCGGCATGGACGGACTACACCATGCAACCCCATCCCACACACAATCAAGGCAGGGAGAGTTAATCACTGTGGTACCAAACCGAGTCACCTGGTATCGAGAGACCAACATGATTAACACAAGGCGTGACTATCCGTAAGGATCCATACACCAGTACCGCTCATCCATGACGGACAGGAGATTTGGCTGCTCTTGGTAGCCATTCCCTGCCCACTAAGCCAATCAAGACAGGAGTCAATCAGTGATACCACAATCAACACTCAAGAAACTTGCAACACTAGAACACCAAATACAGGAGCAACAATTCATCATCAACAGACAAAAGACAATCATCCGGTCATTGGAGTCAGAGCTTGAGAAGTCTATTAGTGAACGTCTTAAGTGTCTAAAGTGCAGAGTAAAGTTAAGAGAGTTAAGGAGGAATGATGGGGGTACGTGCTAAGGGCTGGGCAAAGACACGACTGGCCATACTGCAGCGAGATGGTTACGAATGCCATTACTGTGGTGGTGTAGCCACAGAGGTCGACCACGTCATACCTCGAGCAAATGGTGGTAGTGAGGAGCCAGAGAATCTAGTGGCATCATGCATGAGGTGTAACAGAAGCAAGGGCAAGCGTATTGCACCTAAGAAACGCTTTTTTGAGGCGATGAATGGACACCCGCCCGCAGGCGGGATTATTCCCCCGATGAGAAAATTGGGACCACCAGAGGCAGGATTAGATCGTGAATGACAAAAGTATTCTTAATAATGTTCAAATTGCTATTCTTAATAGTGGTGGTTCTCTCACTGGCCATGATGCTGGTGCTGTCGCTGTTCTGTATCGGCTATCTATGCTTCTTGACGCTAAGTTTGATGCTGGCGATACTTCAGACTTAGCCCAGTTGCTAGCTCGACATGCAAACTTGATGGATGCATTGTTGTTGACACCTAAGAGCCGTAATGTGGCTTCTAGCCCTAAGAGTGAGGACATTGATCATGGCAAAGACTTTGCCGAAACGTATCTACGGCTCATCAAAACCCCGGATACAAAGCAGCCCGTTAAAAGGGCAAAGCCTCGGGCCACTGGTGGCACAACTGGCGGAAAGCCTAAACCTGCCGTTGATGGAGTGGCAAAGGCACGTAATGGATCAGGCACTGGTGGTCGACAAGGACGGAAAGTGGATTAGGACCACTTGTGGGGTTCTTGTAGCTCGTCAGAATGGCAAGACCCACCTGATGAGGATGAGAATCCTTGCAGGCCTGTTTATCTTTGGTGAAGCACAGGCGTATGGCATGGCTCAGAACCGCCGATTGTCTCTGGATACATTGTGGAAAGTTGTTGACATTATTGAGTCCACGCCGTGGATGAAACGCCGAGTGAAAAGGATAAGTAGGACTAATGGAAACGAAGGTGTCGAGGTATGGTGTGAGCACTTTCCTGAGCAGTGCCCCTCGGGATGTCAACGGGTTCGCCGTTATCACATTCTTGCTGCTACCGCTGACGGTGCTCGTGGTGCCAGTGCTGATTTACTTTACATTGATGAACTCCGTGAAATTGGGGAGCCCGTTTGGGCTGCAGCTGCACCGACCACCCGTGCACGCCCGAATGCTCAGACTTGGGTCACCTCGAACGCTGGGACAGCAGACAGCACTGTGCTTAATGATTTACGATCCCGAGCGATTGCTGACCAGTCACCTCGATTGGGCTGGTGGGAGTGGTCGGCGGAACCCCATTGCAAAATTACTGACGTTACTGCTTGGCAGGCAGCAAATCCTGCACTTGGTCACACGGTTCAGATTGAGTCGCTTGAGGATTCGGTTGCACGTGACAACCCGGACAACGTAAGAATCGAACTATTATGCCAGTGGATTGATGCAACGGACTGCCCATTCAACCTGGCACATTGGGATGCAGGCCTTGACCGAACATTAGTCATGAGTCCAGACCTACCGACATACATGGCGTTTGACCTTGATTTCAATAGAACATCTTGCTTCCTTGTATCTGCACAGGTCACAGAGACTGGTCTAAACGTCTACAGCCACTCATGGGAACGTGATGAGCCGTTGAATGAACTAGAACTAGCTTCAGAGATTGCATCGGTTGTGAGGCGTTACAAGACTCGTAGTGTGGCTTATGATCCTCGGGCTGGGGAGCATGTTGCCGCCCATTTGAAGCGGGCTGGGGTGCACACGGACCCGACCCCTTGGAGTGGTGCAGTGTTCCCGACCTTGTGTGATATTACGATGACGGCGATTCAGTCGAAACGTTTGCACCATGTGGGCCAGCCTGAGTTGAAAGCCCAGTTGGCTGCATGCTCAAGACGGCCTGCCTCGGATGGTGGATGGCGTATTGCTCGTAAAACTTCGGGTTCAATTCCTGCAGCTGTGGCGATGGTTATGGCTGTGGGTAATGCTGAGATGCCCAAAACTGTGGTAACGGTTGCTGTATGATAGCCGTATGATTCAGCCCGGTACTTACAACACCACAATTTATTGTGGAGCCACTTGGGATAAGACCTTTACGTGGACTATTGATGGCACTGCAGTTAACTGGACTGGTTACACAGCCAAGTTGCAGGTGAAAGAGTTCCTAAACTCTGCTAGTGTTTTAACCCTGACCTCGGGTAGCGGCATTACGTTAGGGGGAAGTGCAGGGACCATTGCTTTGGTGATGAGCTCGGCACTAACTGGTGCCGTTACCCCGGGGTCTTACTTGTATGATCTTGAAGTTACTAATGGCTCTGTCACGTATCGTGTGCTCGAGGGCAAATTACAATTCGATGGTCAGGTGACCATTTAGTGGCTACTGTGATTACTACTGTTGAACCCACCACGGTTACGGTTGGGTTTGATGATGATGTCACAATTGCTACCACCACCCAGAGTGTAAGTATTGAGGTTGAGGTCGCTGGCCCACAAGGTGGTCAAGGCCCAGCAGGCGTAACTGCTAATTCATCCTTGGCATTGCAGCCTGAATTGCTTATTGTGGGTGCCATAACTCGTAACTCAACAAATGTCGTCACTTCTGCAGCTGTGGTGTGGCCTGATGGGGTGTCTGGTACCTACACCTCATTGACCTTTGATTCTGCTACTGGTGCAGTGAACTCGTACCAGATCACTAAGGGTGCAGCGACTTACACTCAACCAACCTTGACTCGTAACTCCGCCGGGGCAGTTACAAACCGACCAGCGATTGTGGTGACATAATGGGCGTACTTGATGTTCCTTTTAATAGAAATGTAAATGTAAACAATCTTGAGAATCCTTTTGCAACTTATGAGGGTCAGCAGGTTGTTTCTACTTCTGAAAACTTTTGGGCAAGGCTTGGTCGTTTAGGTCGCTTACGTTCTATTACTAAAAACTCTACAGCCTTTACCGCAGGTTCTTATGGCACGTACAATGTGCAGTACAACATTGGTGCTTCGTCAACAAACAAGTTTCCCACGCTCGGTCACATTTTTTATCCACAAGCAATTACCGTATCAACAACTGTTGATGCCGAAGTGTGGATTGCTGTCTATCAACCTACTTCCGATAATACGGCTCAGTTTATTGAACAGGGTGGCTTTGTGAAAGCAAGTACACCGTTTACTTGGTATCCTGATGGTTCGGTATGTTTAACATCTGGTGATGGTTCTGGTTTTGATGGGCAGATTATTATTCGTATCGGTGGACCTAATGCTGGAAACTACCGAGCCAATGTTACTGGTATTGAAATTGCTAGGGGTGAAGTTTAATGTATCGTGGTGGAACTTATCTATCCATTGGTGATTCAATCACTTGGAACAGTATTTACGGAACAACAGCACCAGTCCTTAATGATGGGGCACATTACAATTTCTTGACTGCTCGCTGGATCGATACCAACAAGGGCAATATCCAGTTCATCAATAAGGGTTCTGGTGGTGCTAATTCCACAACTACATGGAATAACCGAAACTTTTGGTGCAACATTAGGGCAGACCTAGCAACTATTTGTTTGGGTACGAATGACTCGGCTGCTGCACAGATATCCACCTCGACCTACCAAACAAATCTGACAAACATTATTGGCAGACTACGAACTGTGAACCCAAATGTTCGTATTGTTATTTGCACTCCACCACCGACCATTGATCCTAACCGTTCAACTATTGGTGACTACGCCACTGTCTGTGTCAACCTTGCAACATCATTGAACACTACGGCTAGCCCGGTCACCGTGTGCCGCTTCGACCAAGCTTGGGCAACAGACAATGCAGGCCTCAAGTCGGCAATGCCTTATTTCAACATTCAGTCGATTACTGCAACATCAGGTTTGATGACTGTTAATGCTACTGCTCACGGTTTAATTACTGGTTCACAAATTAGTATTCGTGGTTCTGCACAGTCCACCTACAATGTGACTTACAGCGGTGCAACATCCACTCCAGTAGTTACAAGAATAAACAATGACCAGTTCACTATTGCAGGTTCAGGTTTCTCTACTGCTGGTGACTCCACTGCTGGCATGGCTGGCTTTAGTGACAACGTGCATCCGACCACCACAGGGCACATACTGTTATCAAATGCACTTACTGCCGTCATCGGTTCCGATGCTTGGTACTCACAACTAGGCGTGATCTCGTAATGGCCTGCCGTACCGGATGCCCAACCCAAGACTGTGACTCGTACGCCGATTGCTGTAAATCAATCAGTGTGGATAAGACCTCACTAAAGGTCAAATAGTCGAACAAATGTTCGACCCGTCTGCTAGGGTGTTCCTGTGGGGATTCTCAACGCTATGAGGCTAAATACTGGTGAGCCATCACCTGAGTATGTGCCAACTGTCACAGCAGCCGTTTTGCCCTACACACCGCCGTCTTACGGCTCGTATGGGATGCCGTTCGATAACCTTGGCTCGGTTTATGTAACCCGTGAATCTGCCATGAGTGTTCCAGCTGTAGCCCGTGCACGTAACGTGCTAGCAGGCACAATCGGTACCATTCCGTTGTGTGAGTTCAACAGCCAAGACCAAGAGATCACACGCCGTAAAGTTATAGACCAGCCTGACCCAGCAGTTCCCCGGGCAGTCACAATCACTTGGCTTGCTGAGGATTTATTGTTCTATGGTGTCGGCTACCTACAGGTTATGGACGTTTCGCCTGCTGATGGCCGTCCATACAAGTTACGCCGAATTAACCCAACCCGAGTTTCATACAATCTAGCCACAGACCGTTCCATCATCGACTCATACAACATTGATGGCAACAAACTACCCAACGACGGTTTGGGTTCCCTGATTGTGTTCCAAGGCTGGGACGAGGGAGTTTTATCCCGTGCAGGCCGAACCATTCAAACCGCCATCGAGCTTGAAGCCGCCGCCTACCGTATGGCATCCGAGCCCGTCCCACAGATGGTTCTCAACAATGAGGGCATGAACCTTGATGGCGATTCTGTAGCGAAACTTCTAGCATCCTTTAAGCAGGCACGTCGTGACCGTTCAACCGCCTACACCGAGGGCCCAATCAAATTGCAAACACTCGGGTTTGACTCGGCTCAGATGCAACTTGTTGAAGCCCGTTCTCATGCAGCTAGTGAAGTTGCTCGCCTCATGGGCATCCCGGCATGGTACCTGAACGCTGAATCAGCATCCAGCACCTACAGCAACGTATCTGCTGAACGCCGTAGCCTAGTTGACTTTGGTCTACGTCCAATCATCACCTGCATTGAGGATCGTCTCAGCATGGATGATGTGACACCTCGAGGCCAGTACGTCAAGTTTGACTTGGACGACTTCCTACGAGGTAACCCAGCAGACCAAGCAGACATTGCCATCAAACTTACCCAAGCAGGCATCATCACTGTTGATGAAGCCCGAGACATGGTGGACTATGCACCATCCACAGCCATTGCACCGTCTGGAGGTTCCAATGAGTCAGCCTGAACTAGTAGTTAGGTTTGCTAGCCAAATCACTGCAGCATCCCAAGAGGGTCGAACCATCACTGGTCAGATTGTGCCGTTTGGTGAGATTGGTGCCACATCGATTGGCCCGGTCATCTTTGAAGCAGGATCACTAACTGTTGACCCAGCCACAGTAAAGTTGCTACTGCAGCATGATGGCACCCGTCCCATTGGTCGAATGGAATCATTCCAGACTACTGATGCAGGCATCAACGCCACATTCAAGGTGGCACAGACCTCTGCAGGCACAGACAGCCTAGTTGAAGCCTCACAGGGGCTACGTGATGGCCTTTCAGTCGGTGCCAGCATCACTGACAGCATCCAAAAGAAGGATGGCTTACATGTCTTGTCAGCCAACCTAATCGAAGTTTCCTTGGTAACCGACCCAGCTTTTGAGTCTGCCAAGGTCTCACAGGTAGCAGCGTCCGCTGATACTGAAACCAAATCAATCGAGGAGATTGACATGTCCGAAAACACCGAAGCCGTAGAGGCTGACGTTGTAGAGGAAGTGGCAGCACCAGTCGAGGCTTCTCGAACGGTTACCGCTGCTGCTCCTGTATTCACCACAGCACCACGATCACCAATCGTGAACGCTGGTTCTTACCTTGAGCACAGCATCCTTGCTGCACAGGGTAACTCTGAAAGTGCACAGTATGTTGCAGCTGCTAATGACAGCACTTCAACTAACACTGGTCTTACACTTCCGACCCATGCTGCAGAGTTCATCACCAGCACGTTCGGTGGCCGTCCAGCAGTTGACGCTTGTTCACGTGGCACACTTCCATCATCTGGTCTATCGTTCACGATTCCAGTTATGGGTACTGCACCAACCGCTGCAGTTGCTACTGAGGCTGGCACATTCAGCAATACCGGGATGACTAGCTCGTACCTCACTGTTGACATCAAGAAGTACGCTTCGCAGAATACGGTGAGTTTTGAGCTCCTAGACAGAAGTAATCCTGCTTTCTACGATGCTCTCATCTCAGAGATGGGTAAGGCTTACGCCAAGGCAACTGATGCTGCAGTAATCTCTGCATTCACATCAGGTGGTACCGCTGGTACTGCTGTTGCTGCATCTGCTGCAGGCCTACAGTCATTCATCGCCACCGAGGGTGCTGCTGCATTCAAGGGCACCAGCGAATACGCTCGTAACCTTGTTGCAAGCACAGATCAGTGGGCTGCAATCCTTGGCTACGCTGACAGCACTGGCCGTGCACTTTACACTGCTGCTGCTCCATCGAATGCATCAGGTAACGCCTCAGTATCGTCCATCACTGGCAACGTACTTGGCACCAACCTTTACGTAGACCCGAACATCACCACATCAGGTGTTATCACCGAGTCTGCATTCTTGGTTGTTCCAGAAGCCGTCACCGTTTACGAATCACCAGCAACTCGCTTGCAGGTCAACGTCATCGGCACAGGCGAAGTCCAGATTGGTCTTTACGGCTACATGGGTATCGCTGTTAAGAAGGCTACAGGCGTTCGTCGCTTCACAAAGTCTGCTTAAGCACACACCGTTGAGGGGGGCTGGTTGGTCCTGCCAGCCCCCTTTAACACCATCATCGAGGAGTCACCATGGCATACGTAACCATCACCGAGCTGAAAACTGCTCTAGGTGTAGGCGACCTGTACCCTGACACGATGCTCGATGATGTCATCCAGACCGCTGAAAGTGTGCTGGAACCATTCCTTGAGACCCATGCTGTCGGTGTAGTCAGTGCAGCATTGGACAACAATCAGGCCACCTTTGTTACCATCCGCCGTCACAACTACGCCATCGGGCAGTCCGTTGTGATCACAGGCACCGACTACAACGGCACCTACACTGTGCTCGATACTTTGGCTTACTCATTCACTGTGTCTAAGACAGGCACTAACACTGTGAGCCACCACTACCTACCTATGGGTAAGGCAGAACTTTCTACAGCAGCAACATACGACAACGTGGTTGCTGTCCGTACTGCAGCGATGATGATTGCTGTTGATGTGTTCAACTCGTGGACTGTGCCAGGTGGGCAGGCTCAGGGCATCGACTTCCAGCCCGGACCCTACATCATGGGTCGCTCAATCTTGTCCAGAGTAATGGGCCTCATAAGCCGTTACCGTGATGTGGATTCGATGATCGGATGAGCATCACCACAGCCCGTCAAGAATTAGCCACAGCCCTCGAGGGTGCAGGCTACACAGTGTTTAAGCAGCCAACCGAAAACATGCCCGTCCCATGTGTCGTACTGGTGCCCGGTCAGCCCTATGTTGAGTTCCCAGTTGTCAGCATCAACCGTCTGACCATGAACTTTAAGGTCACACTCATGGTGGCCATGATTGACAACCAAGCTTCAATCATCAATCTTGAAACACTCATGTCTAAAGTTTTGGATGTCCTGCCATCAGGCGTTCAGATTGGCACATTCAGTCAGCCCGGTCTCGTACAAAACGGTCCAGTTGATTGTTTGTCCACCGAAGTAACACTCACAATCCAAACCACAAAGGAGTAAGAGTAATGGCTCTTATCTATGCAACTGGTCATGACCTTACTCTGACCATCAATTCAGTAAATTACCAAGATGTTGCTGCATCAGCGACGTTGACAGTTGAGAATGACCAGCAGGTTATCGAAACCTTGTCAGGCCGTGCATACAAGACCGTATCTAAGTCAGGCACACTCGATGTTGAACTGTACCAAGACTGGGTATCAACCTCGTCAGGCACAACCAGCAACAGCGTTTGCAAGGCTCTGTGGAACCTCGCTAACACAGCACCAGACACCAGCATTGTGGCAAGCCTCAAGGTCGCTGGTGTAACTAGCACAGCAACGGTCTACACGTTCAACGTGTTCCCAGTATTCCCACCACTTGGTGGAGCTGCAAACGACGTTCTCACAACATCGGTTTCATTCGTTGTTGAAGATGGCTCAGTAACAGCAACAACCGTCTAACGACAGAAAAGAGCAAGGACCATGAAAATCACAATCAGTTACGTTCATGGTGGGGTCGCTGGCGAGGTAACAACTTTGCCAGCAGACTTCATCAAGTGGGAACGAATCACGAAGCAAAAGTTTAGTGATCTGTGGAAGCAAGACGGCAAAGATGTAAGCCTACGTATTGGGCTTGAGGATTTGGCTACACTCACATGGGCTGTCCTAGCTCGTAAGAATGTGACCATTGAGCCGTTCGAAATCTGGCTAGACAACCTAGACAGCATCGAGGACTTCAGTGAGGGTGAAACAAACCCCACCCAGCCGGAAGTCTCAGTAGACAGCGTTTAATCTTTGCTGTTAATGGGGCTATCCGGCTTGACTGGGATGATTTAGATTGGCAAGACATAGCAACTTTGAACGACCTTTACAAGGAGAGGTGACATGGCAGCACCAAGTCGTAGTATTAACTACCGTACTGGCTCTGCTCTGGACATTAATCCTGACGAGTTTTATGCAGTGTTACGTGCACTAAAAGACCTACCCAAAGATGCTAACCAAGCACTACGGTCTGATGCTCGAGTGATAGCAGACACAATCATCAAGCCCATCGTTATCGCTGAAATCTTGAAGCATGCACCGAGTGTGGGTCCGTTGCTGGCGCAGTCTGTTCGTTCTGCTGGTGACCGTATCCCAAAGGTCATTATCGGTAAGGCTCGTGCACCGTACTACAGCAACCACCTTGAGATGGGCATGCAAGGGCCTATTACAGGCAAGCAGGCCACTCGCCAGACAAAAGGTAAGAAGCGGATGGCTTCAACCAACATGCTCCGTTACGGAACCATTGTTGGTGTGTATCGCCGCCAGTCTGGTTCTGCTGACCCATCAGGCCGTTACAAGTCCCGAGGTGCCGAGGTCACATGGCCCAAGAACGTGGTCACACCGGGCTGGACTAAGGCTGCTAGTGATCGCTACATGAGACCAACATTTGCAGCTTGGGAATCGTCTGTGCAGGAAATCTGCCAAGACTGGCTAAGGGGGAAGTATGGCAG